AGATGGAACAGGTATAAACGGATTCAAAGCAATAGGAGTACACTGGAGTGAACACCCTGAGAGAAATGAAAAGTGGGCGAAAGATGAGAGAGCAAGAATAGGTGAAGAAAGATTTAGACGTGAGCATGATTGTGAATTCATTGCATTTGATGAAACTTTGATTGACGGTCTTAAACTGGTAGCAATGGCAGGTAAAGATCCTTTATACAAAACAGGACAAGTACGCTGGTATGAAAAACCAAAGAAAGGAACCACGTATGTCGCGGCCTTAGATCCTAGTCTTGGTACAGGTGGTGATTATGCGGCTATACAAGTTTTTAGTGTGCCAGAGCTCAAGCAAGTAGCCGAATGGCAACACAATAAGACACCGATACAAGGGCAAGTGAGAACGTTGTTAGGAATATTAAATGATTTAGATTCTCAGCTGAAAGAATTAGGAACACCAAATCCAGAAATATATTGGACGGTTGAAAATAATGCACTAGGTGAAGGTGCCATTGTATCAATCGAAGAAATGGATGAATCGCGATTTCCAGGATTTTTTATGCATGAACCGAGACGTGCAGGACAGCAAAGACGTGATGTTCACAAGAGAAAAGGTTATAACACGACACACAAAGCAAAGATAACTGCTTGTACAAAATTAAAACATTATGTAGAATCAGGAAAGATGACTGTTAACAGTAGAAATCTTTTGAGAGAATTAAAACTTTTTGTTGCAAGAGGAAATAGTTACGGTGCGAAAGTTGGAGAGAATGATGATTTAGTATCAGCAACTTTGTTATGTTGCAGGCTAGTTCAGTATCTAACTAGATATGATCCTATATTTGAGAAAAGTCTAGGTTTACAGGATGGTGAAGAAGGAGACACAGGTTCTCTAACTCCGATGCCTATGATCATATAAAAGATATAAATAGTATTATGGCAGTAAATTATTCATCAGTAGCAGAGAAAATATTCAGAATACTAAAGGGTTCAGGTTATAATATGAAAATGTATGATAACCAAGAAGGTTCTGAAGTAGCTGATCCAGAACAAGCTAGATTTTTCTACGTGCAAGAGCCCAACATGATGGTTAATTTAGATGACAAAAACGCAGAAATTAAGATGCACAAAGGACCAGAAAACATGGTACAAGTGCAAAAAACGTTGGATTTGCTTAAAAACCTATCAAAGAGTAACCTGTTAGATTTTGATTTAAGAGAATTTGGTAAGGAGATTAAGCCCAGAAATTACACATTTAGGTTAAATACAAATACTATGTCAGATAATGAAATGCAAACAGAAGGCCTTAGTGCGCCTATAGGAACACCAAAAACAAGTTCACAACAACTTGAAGGTGCTAAACTTTTAATTAAACATCGTAAACCTGTAAACGAAGAAGTACCAGGTTCGAGATCGAGAAACATCAAAGCATTGTACGTTGAAAATGCAGATGGTGAAAGATTTAAATATCCATTCATACACTTGAATGGTGCAAGAGCGATGACAAGACACGTACAGGCAGGCGGCACACCATACGATGAAGTAGGTCAGTCAATCACTGGCATGAGTGAGCAGTTAAGCAAAATTAGAGAAGTATTGAATGTGATGAGAAGATCACCAGCTGTGCAAGAACAAGCTGGAGCAGTGATGAGCAGTCTTCTTACAAGACAAGATAGATTAAGAGAGACAATCAAAAGATTAACAACAGCAGAAGGCTACAGCACATACTCTGAAGGTTATACAGTACCAGTTAAAAAAGAATATGATCAATCAGTGCTGAATAGCATGAAAGAAAAATTCACAGTAACAAACGTGGATAACAGAATTGAAGAATTATTACCATTTATTACAGAAGTAAATGATGAAGAAAACACTTTAGAGAAATTAAGAGACGTTGTGAAAAACAAAATGGCTAGTGCAGAGTTTCATGAGCCAACTGAAAAAGACGTTGACACAATGCCAGTACAATTTACAAATGACACTATGAAGGTCGCGGCGAGACTGGCACTAGTTGCCAAACTTGCAAAAGATGATGAAGTATCAAGTTACCTTTCAAGAATGGCGGCGAAGATAAGAGGTGAAGACAAAGAACCAGCTGGCGGTAGTGACGCAGTTGACAAGAGACCTTACACAAAAGATGACATACAAGTTATCTTAAAAATGTTAGACGACGCAAAAGTTAAAGGAATCATTCAACAGGTTGAAGCTGGTAAGATGAAAATGATGACCAATCCAGGCGATGATGCTTATGACAAAGCAGTAGCAGGTGAATCAGTGTTACCAGAGATTAAACAGATTGATGAGTCATTTGATAGAATACTTGGTATGTACTCACCTAATCACTTTATTGAAAGAGAAGGTGATCCAGAAACAGATTTCACAAAATGGTTAAAAATGAATTACAACAAGACGCCAAGAGATTTATCAGCAGATGAATACGCAAAGATGTCTAAAGAGTTCAAGGAACAGAATAAAAAAACAGAAGCATCAGTAGAAGAAGGTGCAGTTAAAAGAGCAATGGAAACAGATGCTGAAAACATGAGCAAAGAAGAGTTCATGAAAAAGCATGGCGGACCTAACGCTGATGATGAACAGGCATCAGATTTTTATGATGGTTACCAAGGTGTAGAAGAAACAGATGTTAATGAAAAAGATACTGATAATGATGGAGACAAAGATTTTGCAGACATAATGGTTGCTAGAATGGTAGCAAGTGGTATGAGCAAAGAAGAAGCAATCAAAAAAGTAAAGGACAAAAAATACAACGAAGCTGACGCTTCTGATATGTTCAAAAAAGGCGGCAAATATTCACAGACAGCACAAAACAAACCAGTTATGTTCAAAGGTAAACAGATAGATTTGGACAGTGTTGAGTATGATATGCAAGATTACAGCGATATGATATTTGAACCAGAAGAGGTGAAATACATGGACGGCACAGAAGTTGCTGATGAAGACATGGAAGATCTAATGTATAATGATGATTTCGTTGAGTGGGTACGTGTTGACTATATGGATAAAATGATGGATAGAGCAGACATGATGCGTGATGGTAAAGAATCAGAAATTGACATAATGAAAAGAAATGCTGGTATACAAACTGAAGGCGGAAACGCTTTTGATATAGCAATGGGTGATGCAGAAAACATTATATCACAAGCATCAGGTGACAAAGAAGCAATGGACGACCTACAGAGATTACATGACGAAGAAGATGACTCTTATGCGAAATCAACTATCAAAGATTACATGAGCAGATTAGAAAAAGAAGGTTTATTCAGAATGCAAAGAGATCTTGCAATGCAGGAAAACAAAACTCCTGGACGTAGTCACTATGACAAAGAAAAAGCTAAAGAACTTGCTAAAAAAGATGGCAAGAATCCAGAAAGACTATCACATGGTGAGTTGATGGATTACATCAAGAAGGCACAACAGATGGACCCAGCACACAACCAAGAATCAGCTGATCCAACTCTTCTAAGAATCAAAGATTTAGCAGGCATCTAAAAAAAATCAAAAAACCGGTTGACTTTTACCTAAAAGGTAAATATAGTAGTAGTTAATGTTAGATACATTAATTACATTTAGGCAATTACATAGGCTAACACATAGGCTAACAAAGGCACAAGGAGGCTAACAATGGCTACATTAGAAGAAATCCGTGCGAAACTGGCGGAACAAGAAAAAAAGACCACAGGCGGTGGTTCAGTTTCAGATAACGCAATCTTTCCTTTTTGGAACATTCCAGAAGGAACAACTTCAACAATTAGATTTCTACCAGACGCAAACAAAGAGAACACTTTCTTTTGGGTAGAAAGAGCGATGATCAAGTTACCTTTTCCAGGTATCAAAGGACAAGCAGACACTAAACCTACTCTCGTACAAGTACCTTGTATGGAGATGTTTAATGAACCTTGCCCGGTACTTGCAGAAGTAAGAACTTGGTTCAAAGATCCTGCATTAGAGGACATGGGCAGAAAGTACTGGAAAAAGAGAAGTTACATTTTCCAAGGCTTCGTAGTTAACTCAACATTAGATGAGGATACTACACCAGAGAATCCAATCAGAAGATTTGTAATTAATCCATCGATCTTTAATATTATTAGATCAGCATTAATGAATCCAGAAATGGAAGACTTACCAACTGACAATGAGTCAGGTAGAGATTTCAAATTAACGAAAACTCAAAAAGGTGGTTATGCTGATTACTCAACTTCAACGTGGAGTTTCAAAGCAAGGTCATTAAGTGAATCAGAAAGATCAGCGATTGATCAATATGGTTTACACACATTAAGTGATTATATGCCTAAGAAACCTTCACAAGAAGAGCTCAACATAATACAAGAGATGTTTAAAGCATCTGTTGATGGTGAGCTTTATGATCCAGACAGATTTGGTCAGTACTATAAGCCGGCTGGCTTTAACAATTCTTCGTCTGGTGGTTCTACTGCAACAGCGACAGCTAAACCAGTAGAAGCAGTTGCCCAATCAGTTGCACCAGTGGCACCAGTTGCCCAAGCAACTGAAACGGTAACACAACCGGTTCAAGCAACTCCTGAACCTGCAAAAGTTGAAGTCACAGAAACAGTGACAGCAACAGCCAGTGAACAAACTGCACCATCAGGTGCACCAGCTACTGAAACAGGTGGTAAAGTATCCGCAGAGGACATTTTATCAATGATTAGAAGTAGACAAGCTGGCAAGTAATATTGTATAATATGGCTGTGGGGTGACCCACAGCCTATAACTTTAGGAGAAATTATGGTAAGACCGTTTGACGTAAGTAAATTTAGATCAAGTCTAACAAAAAGCATTCAAGGTATTAGTGTAGGTTTTGAATCTGATCCGAACACTTGGGTATCTACAGGCAACTATACATTGAATTATTTGATCAGTGGTGACTTTAATAAAGGAATTCCTTTAGGTAGGGTTACTATGTTAGCAGGTGAATCTGGCTCTGGAAAGAGTTTGATCGCTTCTGGTAACTTAATTAAAAATGCACAAGAGCAAGGTATATTTTGTGTAGCAATAGATTCAGAGAACGCACTACACGAAGATTGGTTACAAGCATTAGGTGTTGACACTTCACCGGAAAAAATGCTTAGAATTAATTGTTCAATGGTAGATGATGTTGCAAAAATAATCAGTGATTTTATTCAGAACTACAAAAAAGATTATGATGGTAAAGAAGAGTCTGAAAGACCAAAAGTACTGTTTGTAATTGATAGTTTAGGTATGTTATTGACACCTACTGATAGAGATCAGTTTGAAAAAGGTGACATGAAAGGTGACTTAGGTAGAAAAGCAAAGTCACTGACAGCATTAATTAGAAACTCAGTCAATTTAATTGGTAGTTTGAATATTGGTCTGGTAGCAACAAACCATACGTATGCGTCACAAGATATGTTTGATCCAGATGACAAGATATCTGGAGGACAAGGATTTGTGTATGCAAGTTCTGTAGTAGTTGCAATGAAAAAACTCAAACTTAAAGAAGATGAAGATGGTAATAAAATATCAGACGTAACTGGTATTAGGTCTGCTTGTAAGGTTATGAAGTCAAGATTTAATAAACCTTTTGAAGCAGTACAAGTAAAGATTCCTTATGAATCTGGAATGGATCCATATTCAGGTCTTGTTGACTTGTTTGAGAAAAAAGGAGTTCTAGTCAAAGAAGGAAATAGACTGAAATATGTTGATAGATTTGGCAAAGAACACAAACATTATAGAAAACAATGGACTGGTGAGAATTTAGATCTTGTTATGGCTGAATTTCAAGAGTCGTATGACACTGAGGTAAATAAAACCGAAGGAGCAACGGCTGATGAAATACCAACAGGAGGCAGAGATGCTTCTTGAGGCGTGGCAAAAACTTGTGGAGTACGTTCCACAAAAAGATAGACTAGACGCCGCAAGAGCATATGTCACTCTAATAGATGATTTCAATTTAGATCAAGCATCACTTGAAGAAATCAAAGACAGTGATCATTATCTCGAAGCGGCAATAAGTGAATATTACGCACAAGATGAAGATGACCGGTACGAAGATGAACAAGAGGAGTGGTAGATGCCACAAGGATGGTATGGTCAGGTTTCAAGCAACATTGAAAAAATAGCAGACTGTATTACTTTTTATGAACAGCAACTTGAAGAAGCAAGAGTTGAATGTGGATTAGTAGGTAATATTGAAAAGAATGCGTCCAGAGTTCCAGGTATTGTTGAACACCGTTTTAACCAATTACAAGAGATAGAAGCTATACTCGAATTCCTTAACATAAGATTAAGGAAAGTAAGAAGTAAGTTCTATAAAAAATATCTTGAAAATTATCAAAGAGCATTAACATCTAATGATGTAAAGAATTATATTGATGGGGAAGACGAGGTTGTTAGTATGGCAAATGTTGTAAATGAATTTGCTTTGCTCAGAAACAAGTATCTTGGATTGCTTAAGGCACTAGATGCCAAGCAGTTCCAGATCAATAATATCGTTAAATTGCGAGTAGCAGGACTAGATGACGCTGAATTGTTTGCAAAAAAATAAAGACTGTGTTACAATAACGGTATGCAAAAAGCAATTTTACACATTAAAGACGAAGTAAATGTTAGGTTCGAAGGACTTGACGTATCCACACGTCGCAAAATATCTGACAAGTTAAAATATTTTGTACCATATGCTTATCATATGCCAGCTTACAAACTTGGTAGATGGGATGGTTTTGTTAGATTTTGTGATATAGGTGCAAGAACGTCCTTGAATCTTATCGATAAGATATTACCTATCATAGAACAACAAGGCTACGAAATTGAAATAAAAGATGATCGTAAAGAATATAAGTTTGACTTCGAGAAAGTTGACCAAGAATATTTTTCTCAAATAAATTGGCCCAAAGGACACACTCATGAAGGACAACCTATTATATTGAGAGATTATCAGATACAAGTCATTAATGATTTTATCAGTAATCCACAGTGTTTACAAGAAGTGGCAACCGGTGCAGGAAAAACTATCATCACTGCTTGTTTAAGTAAAATATGTCAGTCGTATGGTAGAACAATAGTAATAGTTCCAAACAAATCTTTAGTGACACAAACTGAAGAAGATTATAAAAATGTAGGACTTGATGTAGGTGTTTACTTCGGAGAAAGAAAAGAATTAAATCATAAACACACAATTTGTACTTGGCAAAGTCTGAATGTGTTACATAAAAAAACTAAAAAAGTAGAAGCAGATTTTCCTCTAGATGAATTTTTAGATGATGTAGTTTGTGTTATGGTAGACGAAGTACACATGGCAAGGGCTGATGTATTGAAACAATTACTAACAGGTCCATTCGCAAATGTACCAATACGTTGGGGACTAACAGGCACAATACCAAAAGAACAATACGAACAGGCTAGTTTAACTGCTAGTCTAGGAACAGTTATTAACAAGTTAAGTGCTAGTGAGTTGCAAGATAAAGGTGTGTTAGCTAACTGTCATGTTAATGTTATTCAAACACAAGACCATCAGTCTTTTAGATCATATCAAGAAGAGCTAACTTATCTTACAACAAACACATCAAGACTACAATTCATTAGTAATCTTGTTGAAGAAATAAGATCAGGTGGTAATGCATTGATACTAGTTGACAGAATCAAAACAGGTGAACTGTTAAAAGACCTAATACCTGGAAGTGTTTTTATACAAGGAAAAACTAAACTTGAAGAAAGACAAGAAGAATATGATGAAGTAGCAACTGAACAATATAAAGTTCTTATAGCAACATATGGAGTGGCCGCAGTGGGTATTAATTTACCGAGGATATTTAATTTGATACTTGTAGAGCCCGGAAAGAGCTTTGTAAGAGTGATACAATCAATTGGTAGAGGTATTAGAAAAGCAAAAGACAAGGATCATGTCCAAATTTGGGACATTACTTCATCTTGTAAGTTTTCAAAAAGACACTTAACCACAAGAAAAAAGTTTTACAAAGAGGCAAACTATCCGTATACTATAAACAAGGTAAACATATGAAAATTTTAAAAACAGACAATACACCATTTAATTTAGATAAGGTGCCAGAAACAGGAGATGATATTCAGTATTGTGTACTTGATACAAACAATAACAAGAATATAGATTTCTTTTTCATTCCTTTGATCTTCATGGAAACTTTCAATGCACCAAGTATGGTGATGGAAGTAGGACCTTATACAGTTCAAATGCCAATCGATTGGAGTGTTATGGTAATTGAAAAAGAAATGGGTCAATGTGAAATGGTACCATTAACAAGTATAAACGATAGAGGATTTGAAGCAATGGTAATAAATCCTCTGACTGCAAATATGACACAAAGTCATGAAGTAAAAATAGTAAATGTTTTTCAAGATGTGAAATGGTATTTTCCAAAACTAAAGCATGGTCATATTATGTCTGTGCCTGTTGCGGAGACACCGAATCCACCTTGTTTATTCTTTGCTAAAGAAATTAACCAGATACCAGATGTGATAAATGTTGGAGACTTTCTTTGAGTAAGCCAAGTATAAATTTAAATCAGATGTTGTACAATCTTGATATAGGAAATAAAGATTGGTATAACTCCCTAGATAACGAAATTAAAAAAACTTTCTCTCCATATGTTAGTATGAGATTTGCTTCGAGTGTGAAATCTAATAAAGTTTTACAAGAGTCTTATATCGAAAGTGTAAATGAGTTCTGTAACAAATACTTTAGTACAATACAGAAACATGAAGGAGACAGTTTACTATTTTGGAAACTATTGTGTTTATGTGGATCTGGACAGAAGCAGTTTCATCCATGGATTAAAGCACCAAAAGGTAAAGGTAAAAAAACTAAGATATTTGATTTTATAAGATCTTGCTATCCAAATTATAAAGACGATGAAGTAGAAGCAATGATAAAGATATTAGATAAAAAAGAAATTAAGCAACTGGCAAAGTCAGCCGGTCTTGATGACAAAGAAATTAAATTATTAGTAAAATGAGCTATGTTTGTAAATTTTGTAAAAAGACTTTTGGCAGTGAACAAACACTGTTAACTCATCTCTGTGAACCAAAAAGAAGATGGACAAATAGAAAAGATGCAAATGTACAATTGGCCTTTAGATGTTTCCAACACTTTTGGAGAATCACGGCTACCAATATGAAAAGTGAAAAGACATATGATGATTTTATGACAAGCAAATACTATTTGGCTTTTGTAAGGTTTGCAAATTATGTTATGGGTGTCTATATAGCTAGTGTAGAAGATTATATAGAATGGTTGTTGAAATCTCGAGTAAGAATTGATAAATGGTCTACGGACGAAGTTTATGAAAATTATATAAAAGAGTTCAATGTAAGAGAAAGTGTAGATAGGGCAATTGAAAGGACTGTAATAACTCTTAAGGATTGGGCAGATGAAAATAAAAAAGATTGGACTACATTTTTTAATGAAGTAAGTTTGCCACGTGCAATACACATGATAAGATCTGGAAAAATATCACCGTGGATACTTTATAACAGCAAGGGCGGAATCAAACTTATGGAATCACTTAACGAAGAACAAATGATAATGATAGAAGAATATGTCTCGCCAACCAGCTGGACAAAAAGATTTCAACAAAGTCCAGATGATGTTAAGTTCGTACTTGATGTAACAAAGGCGGCAGGATTATGACAATAGTTAAAACTGATATAGATATAGATACTAAAGATAGAAACATACTTCTAGATCTAATAAAGCACACTTCAGCTGGAATAGTGAAAGATAATATCATTAAGAAACATAATACAGGTGTGTATGTTACTGATATACCAACTGATCCTTTACAAGCTATCAGCAGTATAGATTATAATGAAGCCGAAGATAGAGGATATTTTAAGTTAGATATATTGAATGTTGGAATATATGAAGAAGTAGAAAACGAAGATCACTTAATTAAACTAATGTCAGCTGAACCAGATTGGAACCTATTACAACACAAAGAAATTGTAGAACAACTCTTTCATATACATAATCATTTTGATATAATAAAAAAACTTAAACCAAATTCTGTGGAACAACTTGCGGCTGTTTTAGCAATAATAAGACCTGCTAAAAGAAAATTATTAAACGAATCTTGGGATACTATTAATAAAGAAGTATGGGCAAAACCAACTGATGGTACATATTTCTTTAAGAAAAGTCACGCAGTAGGTTATGCACTGGCGATAATTCTACAGTTAAATCTATTAATTGAGAAGGCAAAAAAGAACTAGTTCTTTTTAAGAAGACTTATATTTCTTCTTATAATCCTTTTTTTCAGTACATTGTTGATACTTGTTGTAGGGCCGAACACAACTTCCACATCTTTTGTATTAAACGTTTTGATACATTCTCTATATCTGTATAGTTCTCTGTTCAGAAATATATTGATTGGAATGGTTCTGTTAGATTCCCACCACCAAATCTCTCCCAAATCTAGGAACTCTTCTTTAAGTTTCTCGCTTTTGATAAGGTCATACACGTAAATAGATGTCACGTGTGTATCCTGATTCTGTAAAATACCAACGTATTCGTTGTTTGCGTACTTAATACAGCTCAGAAACGGAAATTTCTCTTGTAATTCTGCGTAATCCATAAATATTAATATGTCAAGCTCACTAACTCTATATGTTTATAACAATACTTATACTTTGTCAACCTCTACGAAGTTAAATAACAGTATGCCTTTATATGATAAGAACATATTACTATACTCTGGAGTAGATAACAAGACAAATTTTAAGATTGTTACGGATAATAATACGCCTAAGAATCTAACAAGTTTGACTGTACACTTCAACATAACAGATATCGAGAACGGTGAAACTGTTCTATCGAGACCAATGACCGTTACAAATGCAACAAGAGGTGAAGCTGAAATTGATATAACACAGTCAGACCTGTACAGCATAGCCGAAGGTTTTTATAACTTTACGGTATATACGGTAGATTCTAGTCAAGTAAGATCAGCGGTCTACACCGATAGAGCCGGTGACATAAGCGGAACAGTTGAAGTAAAGAATTCAGGTTTACCAAAAACTAGAGCAACACAAACAGCAGATACATTTAGTTTACGTAACACCTATTATTATAGTAATAATTTATCAGGCTCGACAACACAGAATCTTACTGCTTCAAATCATACACTAGCAGTATACACAACAAACTTTACAGGTAAAGTTCAAATAGAAGGAAATCTTGATAACACAGCTAGTTCGAATGATAGTGATTGGTTTCCGTTACTAATGAACGGTGAATCAGCAACAGATATTACATACACAGGCGTTTCAGGAATAACACCATACTTCTTTGTATCGAATACAAAATGGATAAGAATAAGATATAAACCTGACGCAGGTAACACAGGCACATTTGACAAAGTATTATTAAGAAATTAATAATGAAATATAATACAGTTCTACAACATATATCGCCTAACGATAAGAGATGTTATTCTATGATGGATGCTGATGGTATAGCTCCTAGGAGAAGATTAGTGTTAACAGACTATTATGACGAAATACAATTTGAATCACGTGTTAAACGTGCATTAAAAAATGAACATACAAAGCGTCTATTGTCAACAAAAAGTTTAGACGTTGGCGTTTTAGTTGTAGCTAATAACTTTGGAGAAAAAGGCAAATTACCAACTAAAAATTTACAACAACTCCTGAATTATTTTTTACTAAAGAATGAATACTTGTTGTATCCTTCAATAGATACACCAAATGATTTTTATAAGAATTTAAATACGAAACTTTATAAATCCTGGCCAGAGCCTATGCAATGTTTTGAGCCTGACTACATATCTCTATACAACTGTCTATTGGCTTGTTGTATGAAAACAGAATACAATACGGTAGGGTTTCATGGTGATAATTTTGCCAAAAATGATTTCATTGAATTGATAAAACAGCAGGACGGAGACTTGAAATATCATGGATTTGGTTTTGATATCTTAGTTACTGATAAGTTTATGGATAGGAATTACATACGAGAAATATTAGAAACCAATTGCAAAGTGGTTGTTTGTGCTTCGAGTATTGACCTAGATGAACACTACATAAAAGAGTTGATGGACAATGGTGTACAAGTCGTGCCTAGTTCATTATCTTGCACAGGAAACTTTTATGTTACAGAAGGATTGGAGTCGGGAACTAGGAACATTGAAGAAAGTTTACAGCTGACAGCAGTTTCAACGCTAGAACTTAATAAAACCATATGGCATGAAGTACTCAATAAAAGAACAAACTTTTATAAGTTGGTAGAAGAAATATATTTTGCCTGTACTGATGAAAATTCAAAAACATCGATTAAATTACTTGAAAAAGGTATTGGCACTATGAGCTTCAAGGCTTAATAGTTGACTTCTTCGCTATTTTAGTATACAATAGCACTATGAACTTACAATCTACAATCTTAACAGCTATTAGTGGGTCCACTAAAAAGACTCCTAGTGGGTGGCATACAATAAACTGTCCGATGTGTACAACACAAGGTCATGCAAGAAATGATAAAAGACACAGAGGTGGATTTAAGTTCAGTGACGTAGTAAGTTATCACTGTTTCAATTGTGGATACAAGGCTTCTTTTACTCCAGGTAGGCTGATAGGTAGGAAACTACAGAGCCTTCTTATCGAGATAGGAGTAAGTGAACAGAAAGTAAAAGAGTTACAGTTCGAAGCAATGAAGTTAAAAGACGCGGACATTGAAATAGGAAAAAAATACGATAGTGTTACAGAATTCAAAGAAAGAAAATTGCCAAAAGGTGCAAGACTACTTAAAGATATTATTAACGATAATGATCCACCGGCTGATGCATTATTTGTTTACAAGTATATAATTGATAGAGATTTAGAATTTTATCATAATTTTCATTGGAGCCCTGATCCATATATGAAAATTAATAAAAGATTAATTGTTCCTTTTACTGCAAAAGGACAAACAGTAGGATATACAGGTAGAGTAATTGAAGATATACCAAATGTACCAAAATATTATAGTGACGTACAACCTGGATATCTTTTTAATATTGACAATTTACATACTGATAGAAAGTATGTTATAATAACGGAGGGTGTGTTAGATGCGTTATCAATAAATGCAATCAGTTCGCTAGGTAACAAGTTAACACAAGGTCAGATAGATCTAATAAATGCTACAGGTAAAACTATTATAGTTTGTCCTGACAGAGATAAGTCAGGTAGCAATTTGATTGATGTGGCTGTTGAAAACAATTGGATGGTTAGTTTTCCTAAATGGGAAGCTAATATTAAAGACTGTGCTGATGCAGTTAAAAAATATGGAAGATTGTACACTTTGAAATCTGTAATAGATAGTGCAGTTTCAAACAAAGCAAAAATTCAAGTATATAAAAAAATAGGAGTTGCATAATGCAAACAGAAACAAAAAATAAAAAAACACAGGCACAAGCACCTAAGCCACCGATACAGCCAGGACAACTGATGTATGAAAGTGGCATAATCTACTTTAGTGATCATTTCGACAGCACAACGACTAAACCTGTCATAAACATGATTATTGAAAAGAATTTACTGCCACAAAGAGAAAGACCGAAAGAATTAACCTTAGTCATTAATTCACCAGGAGGTGGAGTGCATAGTGCATTCGCATTGATCGATACAATGAAAGGTTCGGCTATACCTATAAAAACAATAGGGTTAGGAATGATAGCCAGTTGTGGTATATTAACTTTCATGTCCGGCACCAAAGGCAAAAGACTTATAACACCAAATACTAGCATTCTTTCACATCAATACAGTTGGGGTAGTGCAGGTAAGGAACATGAACTATTTGCAAGAGTAAGAGAGTTTGAGTTGAGCACTTCAAGAATGATTGATCATTATAAAAAGTGTACTGGAATGAGTGAGAAGAAAATTAGAGAAGTTTTATTACCAGCAGAAGACGTTTGGTTAAGTGCCAAAGAAGCAGTAAAATACGGAATCGCTGACAAGATTGTTTCAACATATTAAAAGGAGAAAAAGTTGAACGTAGAACTTATAGATAAGATGGGCACGGATCTCACGGTTGTTAACTCAGCTAGAGTCAGCTTTGGAAAAAACAAAGAGGTAATGGATGCAGGTGATGAAAAACTTATTAGCTTTTTAGCTAAACACAATCATTGGTCACCATTTGCACATTGCACATTGCAATTTCGAATAAAGGCTCCTGTGTTTGTTGCAAGGCAACTGGTCAAGCATCAAGTAGGTTTAAGTTGGAATGAAATATCAAGAAGGTATGTAGATAATGAACCGGAATTTTATATACCTAAAAGTTGGAGATTACGTGCTGATGATAAAAAACAAGGTAGTAGTGATGAAACTATTGAGTATGATATTAGTAGTACTATGGAATTTTTAAAACAAACATATCAAAATTTGTTAGGACAGAAGGTTGCACCAGAAATGGCAAGAATGGTTCTACCACAAAATATGTATACAGAGTGGTATTGGACAGGAACCTTATATGCTTTTGCTAGGATTTGTGATTTAAGGTGTGCAATGGATACTCAAGCAGAAACAAGAGTTGTAGCAGATCAAATAGATGAGTTAACCCAAAAAGAATTTCCTATAAGTTGGAAATACTTGCGAAATAATGATTAGTATAGTATAGTAGTAACATGGCAACAGTATACACAGACGATTTACAGAAGTTATTCATAGAGTTTATGATAACTGACAGTGAGCTTTTTGTAAGGACAAGAAACATTATTAGCCCAACTTACTTTAGTAAGAAGTATTTTGATACAGTAGAAATGCTGATTGATCATGCTGACAAATATAAGACACTGCCAACTATAGATCAGGTAAAAGCAAAATGTGAAATTGATCTTACTCCTGTACCAAACTTAGATGAAGCACAAAAAGACTGGTTCTTAGATGAGTTTGAAACTTTTTGTAGGCACAAGGCACTTGAAAAAGCAATCATTGAAAGTGCTGATCTTTTAGAAAAGTCAGAATACGGAACAGTTGAAGATAAAATTAAACAAGCAGTGCGTATAGGATTGACAAAAGATTTAGGTATAGATTATTTTGATGATCCAAAGGCTAGATTGATGAGATTAAAAGATAGTAATGGTACAATAAGCACAGGATGGAAATCATTAGATAAGAAATTGTACGGTGGATTCAACAGAGGAGAACTTAATATATTTGCAGGTAGTTCAGGTGCTGGTAAGAGTTTGTTTTTACAGAACATAGCAATGAACTTTCTTGAAGCTGGACAGAATGTTGTGTATTTTACATTTGAGTTAAGTGAAGAATTAAGTGCAATGAGAGTTGATTCAATGACAACAGGTGTACCAACTAATGAAATATTTAAAAAGATAGATGAAGTAGAATTAGCTGTAAAACTAAAAAGACAAAAATCTGGAGGCTCATTTCAGATCAAATATATGCCATCTGGATCTAACACAAATGATATAAGATCATACGTTAAGGAATTTACAATTCAAAAAGGTGTAGCACCTGATGTAGTGTTAGTGGACTATTTAGATTTAATGTTTCCGGTAAACAAGAAGATATCTCCGGCAGATATGTTTATTAAAGATAAGTTTGTATCTGAAGAGTTAAGAAATTTTGCAGTAGAACAGCAAGTAGTTTTAGTAACAGCATCTCAGTTGAACAGAGGTGCAATAGAAGAAGTGGAATATGATCAGAGTCATATAGCTGGTGGTATTAGTAAGATTAATACTGCTGATAATTTGATAGGAATATTTACAAGTAGAGCAATGAGAGAACGAGGTAGATATCAAATACAGTTAATTAAAACAAGATCAAGTGGTGGAGTTGGAAGTAAAATTGACCTAGCATTTGATGTTGACAGGCTTAGAATAACAGACTTAGATGAAGATGAAGAAGGTATAAACGTAATGCCATCATCTGGTGAATCTATAGCACAAACACTCACAAAAAGAACGTCTACTGTAACAAATAAAAGTGAAGCTAGTGTAGTTGCAGAAAAAACAGAAATGGCTAAAGGGCTAAGAGACTTGTTAAAAGCACAGCAAAAACAGTTCGATGAGTAGTATGATGTGTTTATATTATTATTTTACGTAATAAATAATTAACATGAGAAAGCAAACACGTTCAATATTAGAAGAAATTAGTAAAGTAGTTCCGTCAACCGATGTGAATAATGTCGTAGAAACTAGGGCTAGTCATGTGATTACGTCAGCAATTAACTTAACAAAGATGATATATGAGTCGTATGATGAAGGAGTAGCTGATGATCTAGTCAAAAGATTTGTAAATAGTATTAAGACACAAGATCCTAGAAAATTTGAACGTGGAATAAAAAAGTTGAACGAAGATGAAAGCAAATGAACTACTTAATGAAGATCCAAATCTCCATTTAACACACCTGGAAGACCTGGCACTTTTCCAAGGTAAAGATGGTGCTGTGAAGGCAGTTGACTATCTGAACAATCTTGCAGAGTTGGCACAGAGTGGTAGTAGTAAGAAATTTAACGGATTAACAATCAAGTGGGATGGAAGTCCTGCTATATTCTGTGGTAAAGATCCTGCAGATGGAAAGTTTTTTGTAGGTACAAAAGGTGTATTCAACAAAGACGCCAAGTTAAACAAGACACCAGAAGACATTGATGCCAATCATGCAGACACAGTGCAAAAAGGCGAAACTAAAGAAAAATCTGGACTTCGTAATAAATTAAAAACAGCACTTGCAGAGTTATCTAAATTAGGTATAGAAAATGTTTTACAAGGAGACTTACTTTTTACAGAAGGAGATCTTAAGCCGATATCATACAAAGGCGAGTCGTATATTGCTTTCAAGCCAAACACAATAACATATGCAGTTCAGTCTGGAAGTGAAACAGCAGAAAAAATGCAGAATGCTAAAATTGGAGTGGTATTTCATACAGCATATTCAGGAGAAAGTTTAGATAGTATGTCAGCAAGTTTTGATGTTGACATATCAGGCTTACAACAAAATTCAAGTGTCTGGTTTGATGATGCTTACATAAAAGATTACACAGGTGTCGTAAATTTAACCACGGGAGAATTTCAAGCTATACAAAAAGCAATCGGTGAAGCTAAAAAATATTTAGGACAAGCAGGTGATATATTCAGTTGGTTTGAATCAACAGGAATACCTGCTAAAAAATTAAAAGACTTAATTCATGCTAATCACAATAACATGATTAGAGCAGGAAATATAGAACAAGATCCTGCAACTTTTTTTAATAACTTTGCAACTGATTATGAACAAAGAATTGAAAAAGAAATTGAAGGTTTAAAAACTGGTAGAGAAGGTCCTGCAGGACAGCGTAGATTGGTCAACTTGGAACAATTTAAGAAAGCCTATTTTGCAAATAAGAATAATATTCAAGCATGGTACAGTTTATGGTTAAAACTATCGTCAATCAAAAATACAATATATCAAAAATTAAAAAATATAAAGGCCATTGATGCTTTTGAATTACAAGGTGATGAGTATGTTGTGAGAGATCAAGAAGGATTTGTCGCAGTAGATAGAGTAGGAAAAGCAATTAAGATAGTTGATAGACTAGACTTCAGTAGAAAGAATTTTGCAAAAGAAGGACTACAATTATCTCTTGTCAACAGTATTACAGAAAGCAGAGCATTTAGGACAAGACAAGACATAGGAAAGTATTCAGCGAGTGATGTAGGAAATATAATTTATTCTTATTTTTTAGGTCTTATAATAATGCATAACGAATTCAAGTATAAAAGAATATCTCAACAGTATGCTTCAAGGACAGCAAGTTACGGTAACTTTGATTTCTTTAGAAACAACGGCACAGACCTTTATTTGTTGATACACAGCATAATTGGATCGGGATCTATAATACAGTTTAAAAATGATGCCTCTAGTAAAAAATACATTGAAAGATTACAATCGAATGCAATGTCTATGAGAGAGATGTTAAACATTTTAGCTAGAAATGATTTACCAGATCTGACTAGAAATCTTTTAAGATTTGAAAGAGAATTAAAAGTTAGTGATTCATTGCTCAAGAAAGTCAGACGACTAGTTACTGATTATGAAAAACTGAAACAAAAAGAAAGACAAAACATAGTAATAAAAATAGAGCAGTATCTAAGACGTAGTGTGCCAAAAAGCGAATTATATAATATAATGAAAGACATGGCAAGAGAACGAGAATTAAAAAATAGAGTAACAATGAATCAAAAGAAACTACCTAAAAACGTTGCCGTCGGGGCAAAAAGATAATGTATTCTTACAACTCGGTAAAACACAATTATCTACAAGTGGGTGAGTCATTGGAAATTTACGGTATTTCTACTAAATTGCCATTAAGTTACACAGGTCCGGATGTGCAGACAGACAGTGAAAAAGACTTTGATCATTTAAAACAGTTGATAGGAATATACGGAAAGATACTATTTTTCACTGCACCAATACTAAAAAATGACAGTTATGAATTTAAATTTGGAGTAGAACAGCCGAATTTGTTTGCACTAAAAAGCGATGATGTGGGGGTTTTAAAGAAAAGATTAAACAACCTAGTTATGTTTGCAGATACTATTTGTACAGAAGGAGTAAATAGTAATACTTGGATAAGCAAGTTTTAAGGAGCAGAACAGTATGGATAGAATACCGCCAAAACCAGCAGTACAAAAAGCTCAAGTATCACCTACTACAGATGCACTAGAGCATAGTAGTTTAGAAGTACACGTAGCTTTAAGCCGTGAAAGGCATGAAGAAATTAACTCAAGATTTGACCGTGTTGAAGCACACATGGACAAATTAGAACACAATATGGAAAAAGGTTTTGCAAAGATAGAAAAGATCATCATGTGGACAGCAGGAACTATGTTTTTTACCTTGATGACTATCTTGTTAACAACAGTGTTTGGAAAAGCGTTATAAAATGAGAATAGAAGAAGTCACAGGTACATCACAGATTTTTGGAAAGTACAAAGACAAAGTAAAAAGAAGATACAGATGTACATCTGGTCCTAGAAAAGGTAGACAGGTGGCAGATCCGGCAACTTGCTCAGCACCCATTAACATTAAAAAAAGAATGGACTTCAGAGCAACAAGAGCCAAGAAAAAAGGTATACAAGGTGCAAGATCAGGATATACAAAGAAATATAATCCAACAAGTAAGATTGCAAAAAAATTAAACGTGGCAGTTAAGAAAACAAGAAGAGCCAACCCAGTGAAGTTAAAGAAAAGATAATATGCTTATAAGTGACCTTATAGATGTAACAGAGACAAAGATGATATTTGGCCGTAAAGGTAAGTCGGTTGTTAAAAAGTATCGTTGTAGCTTTGGTCGTAAAAAAGGAAGGATAGTATCAAACCCTAGTGTTTGCAGTGCTCCTTTAGATCTTAAAAAGCGTATGACAATGAAGAAGATGAAAGCACGTATGGGAGCTAGACTGCAAAGAAAAATTAAATTTACAAAGAAATTCAACCCAGCTTCAAGAAGAGTTGCGGCGATGAACAAATCATTGAGAAGAAGATAATGTCTAATTTTAAAGAAAACATGAATAAAGTAGTTAAAGATCTAACTAAAAAAGAGCAATTAAGTAAACAAATAAGTTCGTTGATCAATAGAAGTGAAGACGAAATACTAGATAAAACAAAAAAATTGCGGTTAGGAGACTATTTTAACTTGATTTCTAGCGTAAGATCAAGTAATATAAAACAAATAGAAAAGATATTAGATTTAAACAATGATGCAAACAGACAAAACTAACACAGATAGAAGTTATCCCAATTACAGTTCAGCCAGATCTGCACTGGAACATTTTAGATTGATCGGAGTGCTTTTTAAGTACACTGGTATTCCTGCCAGCTATCTACAACATATAAAAAATGAGATAGCACGTTTTGATCAAGTGAAACAGCAGTCGAAACAAACTGCTCATAACTTGAAAAATGTTAAAGATAAACTAGGCGAATTAATAGAAAAAGCCGTAGTAAATCATTTAGATGATGATACTTTTAGTTTGTCTCTCAAAACAAAGAAAACGCCAAATGGTGTTGAGATCGACAAATATCATATAACGACATATGTTGATAATAAAACAAAAGACAAGGTATATGATGTGTTAGATACTGAGTCTGATGATGTAGTTTATTATGACATACATCTTTATGAAATTGCATTCTTGCTGACAGCAAATTCAATAGATGGACAAGCGAAAAAGTCTAAACCTAATCAAGAACTGTTGAAGAATAACTTGCAAATTTCACAATTAAAGCATTCTATACGTGAAAATAAGAAGAAATTACATAGTGTAAACACCACTGAATTAGAGAAGGAAGCAATAAATCCTATAGTACAGAGCTTGGTTAATCAGCTAAACGTGGTAAAACAGCTTGTTAACGCACAATACAAACACAGAATAAATACCAAGAAAGCATAAATAAAATTGTTATGAAATTAAATGACCTACAATCTACATACGAAACCAAGATTTCTAAGATAAATCACTGGTTACAAGAAACGTATGGCTTCAAAGTGTTCGATAAAATTGACGTAGAGAAGTTATTCCAGGTGAAGGCAGACTTAGACGCTCAAAGAGAGTCTTTAAAAAACAGTCTTCCTTTCAACTCATATCATGCACATCCTGACTATGCAAAAAATATATTGTTATCAGAAGCAATAGTTTTAATGATAGGACAGGTACCAGATGATGCAATGGACCAGATGAAAAACGCAGATGGTGAAGACAGTCCAGTAGGAAGTGTTGACACTGATATTCCTATGCCAGAATCTAAAGAAACTGTGAAAGAACAGGAAGATTTAGAGAAAGCAGAAACAGTATTAGCAAGTCAGCAAATGGTTGATGAGTTTCAACAAATAATTGAAGACCTAGGTAAAATGCAAAATGAAACATTAGGTGCATTAGTTGATAGAATGACTTATGAGTTCGGAGCAGAAGCATCAGCATCTTTTAGAGACAACATGAATACAACTATTCAAGGTTTACTAGACGGTGCCAGAGAAGCTAAAGAAAATGCACAGAACGAAGTGTTAAAGTTACAAGGTGAACAGCCAGCTACAACAATGGATACTGATGTTGACGGTGCAATGGACACGGACACGGACACAACAGGTGATGATTCATTAGAATTAGATGAACCAGCATCAGGTGATGAAGCAGGATCGGGTCCTTTGGAAGAGCCACTAGGTAGAGCCAAAAAAGCGTAAGTAAGGTAGACAATGGCAGTAAGACAGATTAGACTTTTAGGATCAGAGGTTACTTTAACATCAGCATCGACTATAGGTGATGCCGAATGTGTGAGACTGTTTAATGGTAACTCGGTTACCGCAGGAACAGTGAACGTTATAACACATAAAGATTCTGGTGGTAATACAAAAGGAACGATTAGTTTGTATCCACAGCAAGAAATCATATTAGATAAAAGTTCCAAAGACACGTTAGAAGCCACTAACGCATCATGCCTAGCAGTATCAATCTTTGATAAGATTAACTAGGCGATGAGAATACAAGAAATCACAGAAAATTACTTTGATAAGCTGAGTGCAGATGCAACAAATCTCCTCATGACAGCTCAAGCAAATAACGAAAATGAAATTGATACACAATCCATGGTTGACGAGTTAAACCAAATGGGTTACAGTGTAACACCACAATCACTTGCAGGATTATTCAAAAATAACAAACTGGTAAAAAGTATCAATCCTCAGAAAATTACCCTAAACATAGATAATGATTTGACACAGTACAGTAAAGATGCTACAATGGATAATGCTAAAAAAGTTGCCAACATGGCAAAGAAAACCATTGATAGAGATATTACCTAGTGTCATTACTTGTTGAAAAATTTCAATATACAAAATTAAAAAGAACAAACATAGATGGTAAAAGACACTATGTTGGAGAGAACGGTAATCCTGTTCCTAGTGTGACAACTATACTAGGTGCAACTAAGGATATGACTGCTCTTAATGAATGGAAGCGTAGAGTTGGTAAGGCAGAAGCACAAAGAATAGTAACTGAATCAGCAAATCTTGGAACAGTGACTCACAGTCATTTAGAAAATTATATAACAGGTGATCCGAGGCCCACAGGCGGTAACATTGTTTACCAACAAGCAAAAAAATTAAGCGATATAATAATTGATCAAGGTCTATCAAAAGTAGATGAAGTTTGGGCAATCGAACAGAACTTATGCTTTCCTAACTTATATGCCGGAACGGCTGATATGGTTTGCGTATGGGAAGGACAACCTGTGATAGGTGATTTCAAGACTTCTAGAAAAGTTAAAAAGAAAGAATGGATCGAAGAATACTTCATGCAGTGTGCCGCATACGCCCTAGCACACAACGAAGTTTATGGTACTGATATAAATGCAGGGCTTATTTTTATAGTATCACACAGCGGTGAATACCAGCAATTCCTAGTAGAAAAAGCAGAATTTAGGAAGTATAATGATATGTGGCTCGATAGAGTTGAACAGTTTTATAAAATCGCTAAATAATACAGTTAAGGTATTTAGAATATGACAACAACATTTGTAAGACTTAAAAATCGTAGAGGTAATAAGGCAGATTTACCAAAGCCGTTAGCAGAAGGTGAATTAGGATTTGCTACGGATACAAGAGAATTATACATAGGTGGTGGTAATCAGAGTTCAAAGAATCGTATGGTTCAAGTAGATGATTACATAAACTCACAGGTATCGACACAGAGTGACCTAGATAACAAGATCGTAACATTTTTACTAACAGGTACAGAACACGTAAAAGGTGATGGCGTTAACGCAAGATCCACTGATCTTAATGGAGGTAGTACCTTGACTTTTCCTACATCAGGTAAAACATCGACTGGTAATGTTGCGGACTATCAGATCACAAAATTTAGTACAACAGGTATGCCTACAACAATGGCAACTAATACTTACACAATTAGTACAGGATCACCAAACACACTTAGAATAGATTTTACAAATAACAATGTACCAGAAGCAAACTCCGTTGTAGTTTTTACAAAATGGACAGAAGCAGAAGTGATGTCAGCAGTCAGCACAGCAATTCCATCTATAACAGCAAACGTGGCAGATGCAAACAATGACGTCTATGTTGACTACTCAACAGGAACTGGATTCGTTAACATAACTGATGAACACACGTACTTGGCTTTATCGGCACAACCATCATCATCTAGTTATTCCGCCATCAATGCCGGTTCAACTATAAGACAACAGAACAGCGGTGCAGAAGGTATATTGAAATATACAGTGGTTCCAGGCACAAGTCAAAATGTATTTAGACTAAGAGATGTTACAGGAACATTCACAACTAATGCCGCCGATACTTTAAATGTTGTGGTAAGTGGATTGGGAATTAACTATAGCACAGGTGTATATCCTGGCACTGTTTTTCTTAATACAAAAACAAATATCGCATCAACACTTGCAGGTTTGCCTGCAATAGCATCAGCTGGTGTAAACACAGGTTCAGGTACTCCTGCAAACGTTTATATTAGAGGAACACTAGCAAATTTAAGTTATCCTTCAGAACCAAATATGCTAACAGTAGATGGTACTTTACTGCTTAAAACAGATTCACCTAAACAAGCAGACTTACTATCAAACTTCTTAAACAGAACAGTAGCACAAGGTCCAGGTAAAACTACGGTAGCAAATAATATTAGAATTTACACACAAGATTCTAAACCAGAAATTAACAATAATATCTATTACGGTCCTGCCGCACTTTTAAAACTGACATTGAATACTTCTACAACAGATGCAGTTGTAACAAGTTTTGATCTTACAGAATCAAATACCATGTTTGTCGATTACAGCTTCAAATATGGAACAGCTCTTGCAGTAGGTACTATAAGAGTGATAGCTACGACATCAGGAGCTGAATTTATTGATGATAGAACAGAGACTGATCCAACCAGCGACATAACTTTTAGTGCTGACGTAAACTCGGATAAAGTTAGATTACGTTATTCAAACGCAAGTTCCAGCCAAAATGCAACCTTAAGTTATGTAGTTAAGAGATGGAGAACTGAGTAAAGTTATAGTTCCTGTTTATTCATAGGAATTTTAACATAATTACAGTTGTCCACTAGAAATCTTTTTGTTAAAAAAGTTTGACACTTTTAGATTTTTAGTCTAAAATGTATATATTAACTAAAGAAGAGCGAAAAATGAACAAGAAAGAAGATTTGCATATCATAAAGCGTGACGGTCGCAGAGAATTACTAGACATCAACAAAGTACACAAAATGACGGAAGCCGCTTGTGAAGGCTTATCCGGAG